TCGACGTTCTCAGTGGCAAGGTACCGTTTAGCACGATCACGGACCGCGCGTACGCAGCGTTCTCGGACATCACCGATCAGACGGGCAGCACCAGTGCTGCGACCGCAGTGAAGTTCGGAACGACTGAGGTGACCGGCGCGGGTATCACGATGGTGACCGACGGCACTAACCTCACGCGCCTGACGTTTGCTGCGGCGGGTACATACGCTGTGTCGCCCAACCTTCAGCTTACCAATACGGATGCTGCTGATCACGATGTGACAATTTGGTTCGCACTAAACGGTACGAACATCGTTCGTTCCGCCACCAAGATGTCGGTGCCGAAAGTTGGAGATGGCGGTAGCGCGTTCTTCCAGATCGTGTTCTACGTAACCGTGACCGCAGGGCAGTACGTGCAGGTGTACTGGCTCCCCGAAAACGTCGCTGTGACCCTCGACCACACGGCGGCAGTCACTGGCCCCCCGGCGATCCCTGCGATCCCGTCCGCAATCATTTCCGCTGAAAGGATCGCGTAATGGCAAAGACACCTGCATGGCAGCGCAAGGAAGGCAAAGACCCCAAGGGCGGCTTGAACGCCAAGGGGCGTGCGTCCTATAACAAGGCCAATCCGGGTAAACCCGGACTCAAGCCTCCACAACCTGAAGGTGGATCACGCCGCGATTCGTTCTGTGCCCGGATGGAGGGGATGAAGAAGAAGCTCACTTCGGCGAAGACGGCCAACGATCCCAACAGCCGGATCAACAAGAGCCTGCGGGCTTGGAAGTGCTGACATGGCTACCAAACCCAAGTCCACTGTAAACGCTGCTGGCAACTACACCAAGCCCGAACTGCGCAAGCGGATCGTGGCTCAGGTCAAAGCCGCTGCTGTGCAGGGTACTGGCGCTGGGCAATGGAGCGCACGCAAAGCGCAGCTTGTTGCCAAGAAGTACAAAGCAGCAGGTGGGGGGTACCGAGATTGAAAGCCCCCCAGCAATCTCTCAAGGACTGGGGTGACCAGAAGTGGCGCACCAAGTCTGGCAAGCCGTCCAGCAAGACCGGAGAGCGGTATCTGCCTGAGAAGGCTATCAAGGCATTGACCCCGGCTGAATACGCTGCTACATCACGTGCCAAGCGTGCAGGCAAGGCCGCTGGCAAACAGTTTGTCAAGCAACCTAAGAGCATCGCTCAGAAAACCGCGAGGTACCGATAATGGCAACCAAGAACTGGATCGCAGGTGCGATCAAGAAACCCGGCGCTCTGCGTGCGGCAATGGGTGTGAAGAAGGGGGAGACGATCCCCGCCGCGAAACTGGCTGCGGCAGCTAAAAAGCCAGGGAAAATGGGCCAACGCGCAAGGCTGGCCCAAACACTGAAGAAGTTGAACAAATGAGCAAGATGTACATCCGAGTCCGCAAGGACGGCTTCATCTACGAATACAACGAGATTCTGGCGAAGAACCCGGAGTGCGAGGTTGTACCGGAGGAGATTGCATACCCTGAGCGGTTCATTCCCCCGGCTGCTGCGCAACGTGTCGTAGAAACCGCGAAGCCTGCGGGACGGAAAAAGAAAGGTGCGCTTGACCTTTCAACTGCTGACATTCCTGAAGCTCCGCCGTATACTTCTCCTGAGTTGGCTGAAGAAGCCTCCCGAGGACTGCCGTAAATGACACCGAACGAAGCCATCACCGAAGTAAGGCGTCTGATCCAAGACACCAAGACTCCGTACCGCTACAGCGATACGGTGTTGCTGGGGTTCGTCAATCAGACCCTGAAGAAGATGGTGGTGCTTCGTCCCGATCTGTTTGCTGTGATCGGGGACTTCACGACCGTGGCGGGCACGGTACTGCAAAGCTGCCCGACTGACTCAGTGCGGCTGATGCAGATTTTCCAAGTCAAGAACGGTGATGCGGTGACCGAGGTATCGAAGGAGACGCTCGACCGTATGTACCCCAACTGGGTCAACGAGGCCGCAGGTGTTCCTGTGAACTTCATGCGGCATGTGCGCAACCCCAATAAGTTCTTCGTGTATCCTCGCCCCGTTGCGGGGACTGTACTTGTCGGGGAGTACGCGCAGTCCCCTGCGACCTACGCGCTCAATGACACTATCGCCCTGCTGCCCGATGCGTACCTCACGTCAGTTGTCGAGGGTACCGTCTACTTGGCCGAGTCCATTGACAACGAGCATGTGAACTCAGGGCGGGCCAAGTTGTTCCAAGATGCGTTTACGCAGGGTCTTGGTGTGGGGCTACAAGCGCGTGTTGTCACAGACACAGAGGAAGGCGGGCTTGACCCGAGACAGGTGATCTGATGGCAGACCGTACCTTTGCGTCTCTGATACCCAAGATCAACCCAAGCGTGCCGGGGTGTCCGACTCCGACCATGCTGAACTACATCCGCGATGCCGCGATAAGAGCGTGTGAGCGCACGTTGTTCTGGCGGTATCAGGTGCCGTTATTCAACTTGTTGCCCGGTGTCAGTGAATACCCGTACAACAAGCCGGTCAACACCGATGTGCATGTGATGTTCGAGGCGGTTGTGAACGACCGCCCTCTTGAGCGTCTGACGATGGAAAAAGCCATCGAGTTGTACCCGCAGTGGGCCGACCTCTACAGTGGGCAGGCTCCTGCTGTGGCATGGAGTCTGACGCCGCCTTCTGGCACGTTCAACGCCCCCGAGTACAACGAGGCTGAGTTCAACGACCAGAGTGCCTACACCGTACCTACGGAAATCATCGCTGACGCCAGCACGCCGCAGTCCATCACGCAGATCACGCCGGACAAGTACGTTGTCCTCCCACTACCCGACAACGCAAAGGTCTACCGGACGCGCATGTTCTTGGCGCTCAAGCCCAAGAAGAACGCAACGGCGATGGATGAGGTGATCTTCGACGAGTTGGAGGAGGTCATCCTGCATGGGGCGTTACAACATCTTCTGGTGCTTCCCAACGCGCACTGGACTGACCGTGAGCTTGCGGCGTATCACGCCAAACAGTTTGCCTTCCAATCCAGCGAGCGCCGTGCTCGGGCCAATCTCGGTAATGTGCGCGGCATGATGCGGGCGCGGATGCAACCCTTCGGAGCCTGACATGCCGATCCAACTTGCCAACAACGCTGTCGCCCTTGTCCCGCTTGCTGTGAGCAGCACGCAGACTACTTTGACTGTCACGACAGGAAAGGGTGCGCTGTTCCCAATTCTTGGGGCGACCGACTATTTCTATGCCACCTTGGTCGATGTCAGCGGGAACTTTGAAATCGTCAAAGTCACGGCCCGCACCGATGATGTGATGACGATGACTCGTGCTCAAGAGGGCACGATGGCGATCCCGTTCCCAGCAAATAGCCGGTTCGAGCATCGGATTACGGCGGCGACTATCCGGGCGATCATCGACGATGCCGACGACTACCTGCTTCTCTGAAAGGATAAAACATGGCTACCGTATCTCCTGCCTTTGACTTCGTAACCGCGCAAGCGGCCAAAGTGCCACGTGTGACGTGGGCTGACATCGTGACCGGCGACACCATCACGGCGTTCCCGGTTGCTGCGCAGGCTGCTGTGGCTGGTGCTGTGCAATTCGGCGGCACGTTTGGCGGCGCAACCGTTGGGCTGCAAGTGTCCAACGACGGTTCAACCTACTTCGACATGAAGGACTTGAGTGGTACGACCATCTCGGCAACCGCCGCTGCGATGTTCGAGTTCACGACGGCTGCGATGTATCTGCGCCCAGTGATCACTGGCGGTGCGGCCAACGCTGTGGACGTGACTGTGGTGCTGCGAGGCTGACATGGCGCTGAACATCGTCCTAATCATGCGGCGCATTCGGAGGCAGACCTCTGCGCTCCTTAACAACTTGCTGCAAGAGAACGGCGATAATCTGCTGCAAGAAGACGGCTCGTACATCCTGCTGGAGTGACTATGGGAATCCAACTCAAGAACAACGCCTCTGGCACGCTGGCAACCGCGATCAACGCTTCGGACACCGGCATTGTCCTAACGACCGGCAACGGCACGAGCTTCCCTACTCTTGGGGCATCCGACTACTTCTACGCTACGCTGGAGAGCACAGGCGGCACGCTGGAGATCATCAAAGTCACCGCACGGTCAGGCGACTCTATGACGGTGGTGCGGGCACAGGAGGGCACTACGGCGCAGAGTTTTGCTGCGGGGTCACGGATTGAGTTGCGGATAACTGGGGCAGCGGCCACAGACTTTTTGCAATCAGGCACCGGCGCAGTGATTCGTAATTTTCGGGATAAGTT